ATTATCTTCTTGTCCGATACCGGGGTTCGCTCTGTTCTCCGTACTATTCAAGAGAAGTCGGCTCCGTTCCGTGACTTAAGTAAGAATGTCCGTAACGACCTTATGTCGGCTGTGAACGGGGAAGTGACTAAGAATATTAAGTCGGTGTACAGCCCGTATGAGTCTTTCTACCTCTTAACCCTCCCCACCCTGAAGACTGTCTACTGCTTTGACATGAAAGCCAGCCTTCCTGACGGGGCAGCTAGAGTGACGATGTGGGATAATATCCAACCTAAAAGCTTCTGTTACCTCCGAAACGAGGATCTTTTAATCGGTAAGGAAGGGTATTTAGGGACATACTCCGGCTATCAAGACAATGGTGTTTCGTATCGGTTCCAGTACTTCACAAACCATACGGACTTAGGTCAACCTTCTGTTACGACTGTGCTGAAGAAATTGTCGGTGGTGGTTATTGGAGGTACTGACCAGTTTATTACCATCAAGTGGGGCTACGACTTTAGCAGCAACTACCAAGCACAAACTGCAAAAATTCCCGCTAAAGGGGTTGCATATTTTGGTATTTCAGAGTATAATATAGGTGAGTACACAGGAGGTACTAACCTAGAAACCTTAGTAGCATATCCTACGGGTTCTGGGAAAGTAATCCAGACTGGTTATGAGGCTGATATTAATGGCTCAGCCTTGTCCATCCAAAAGATTGAAATTCACGCTAAAAACGGAAAGGTGGTCTAACTGTGACCGATTACGTAAAAAGTACTAACTTTACATCGAAGGATTCCCTGGCAACAGGCAACCCCTTGAAGCTTATCAAGGGTGCCGAGTTTGACACGGAATTTAACAATATCGCCACAGCGGTTGCCTCCAAGTCGGATAATGCCTCTCCGAGTTTTACGGGTACTCCTACAGCACCTACGGCTGCTGCGGGTACTAACTCAACGCAGGTAGCTACCACGGCTTTCGTTCAGACGACTGTTGCTACAGCAACGATTACGGGCGAGATTAAGATGTGGGCTACGGCCACGGCTCCGACCGGATATCTGCTGTGTAACGGGGCTGCGGTATCTCGTACCACCTATGCAGCTTTGTATGCTGTGATCGGCACGACATACGGATCTGGGGATGGTTCTACCACCTTCAACCTGCCGAACTTCACGAACCGGATGCCGATTGGTGGCGGTGACTTGTACGCTAACGGCGCAACTGGTGGTAGTAAAGATGCTATCGTTGTGGCTCACACCCACACAGGCACTACAGCGTCTGACGGTGCTCACTCGCACACCTACACCACAAAAGGTGCTCTGGCAGTTCAGTCCGGATCGGCCACTCCTTGCTGGACTAGCGAAGCTACCGCCTCGACCTCCACAGCGGGCGCACACACCCACACCTTTACGACAGCCTCTACGGGTTCGTCCGGCACTAACGCTAATCTGCCTCCGTATCTTGCGGTGCGCTTCATTATTAAAACCTGATGAAAGTTTCTGACTTTATCAACAATGTCATGTCTTCTCTGCCTGTAGCAGACCCGGAGACATGGCATCACTTCTCATCGGGTATGTATGCCAAGCAGATGAATATTCCTGCCGGCTACAGCGCGTTTCAGCACAAGCATGAATACGATCATCTCAGTATTCTAGCTACTGGTCGAGTAATCGTCCAGACTGACGATGGACAAGTCGAATATACGGCCCCGTCTTGTATCACAATTAAACAAAACATTAACCATGCTATTCATGCGTTAGAAGACTCAACGTGGTTCTGCATCCACGTTACAGACGAAACTGACGAAGAAGAAGTAGACAAAGTTTTAATTAAGAAAGACGAGGTTTAAGATGCCTATCATTGGTGGCTTAATTGCAGGGGGGATTGGCCTTCTGGGTTCCTCCATGCAGGCCGATGCAGCTCAGAGTGCTGCTCAGTCTTCTGCTGATGCTCAGGTCAGGGCTGCAGAGATTGCTGCGCGTGAAGCACGCTTCCGTCCTGTGGGGGTTACTACCGGCTTTGGCTCCAGCAACTTCGGGTTTGATTCCGAGGGTCGGTTAACCTCTGCTGGCTATACTCTTTCCCCTGAGCTACAAGCTATTCGTAATCGTTTGATGGCGGAAGCAGGCGGCACAGGCTTAGATATGGCTAGGCGTGGCGTTGAGGCAGGTACTGGTTTATTTGACCTGGGACAACGATATCTGGCGACTAGCCCCGAGCAAGCCGCTCAGCGTTGGCTGGAATCTCAACAATCTCTTCTGGCTCCTGGCCGTGAACGTGCTCTTTCCGGCGTGCGTCAAAACCTGTTTAACACAGGGCGTGGCGGTCTGGCGGTGGGGGCTACGGGTATGCGTCCTGATGGTGGTCAAGGCCTTCGTGCAGCCAACCCCGAGATGGAAGCTTATTACAACGCTCTGGCACAGCAGGATGCTCAGCTTGCCGCGCAGGCGATGGAACAGGGTCAGAATCAGGTTCGATTCGGTACTGGCTTACTGTCTTCCGGTTTAGGCCTGCAATCTACCGGCTACGATCCGTTTAAGACACAGCTCGGCTTAGCAGGCACAATTGAAAACCTGGGACAAGGTGCTTTTGACTTAGGTACCGGCCTCGGTGCTAAGGTTCAAACTGGTGCCAATACGGCTGCGAATGCTTTAATGACAGGGAGTACTAATGCTGCCCGTACGCTTGAAGCCACAGGCGGTATGAGTCCTTTGGGATCGGCTATTTCTGGTTTTGCTTCTAATCCCCAATTCGTAAGCGGCGTGGCGGGAATGTTCCGTCCTTCCGCTCCTATGGATATGTATTCTAATCCAGCCAATGCTGGATTGATGTCTGCATTTGGAAACAATACTGCAGGTAGCTGGAGCGACAGCAGTTATTCTTCTAACCCGTATCGTCGAGGGATGTAAACATGGCAACTTCTATTGAAAGCTTGTTTGGGGTGACACCGGAAGACCTGATGGCTTCCCGGCAGCTTCAAGCCCAGAAAGAAGCCTTAACATTTGCTCAGTTGACCCCTCAAGGTCGGGTGGCGATGGGTGGATACATGGCTGGCCGTCAGCTTGGTGGTGCTTTTGGTGGTTTGCTTGGTGCTGAAGATCCTGAGTTAGCCCGTATCCGCCAACGTCAGTCTCTGGTTCAAGGCCTGGATTTAAACGATCCGAAGTCACTACGTGATGCGGCTTCCCGCGCCTTACAGGCAGGCGATCCGTCTGCTGCGAGTGTTCTGGTTGCAAGAGCTACGGAAGCTGAAAAAGCTCTTTCGGAAGCTGAAAAAGCCCGTGCTGATCTTGTAGCCACGCAAGCCTTAACAGCTCAACGTCTCAGGGAACGCGCTGCTGCTAGCTTACCTGAAAAAGTCTTCTCTGCACTAGCTGCTAAATCTACACCTAAATCTGTTCAAGCAGCTATTGACGCAGGTAATGATATCAGTTTATTAGAAATTCCTGAGACTGACAAACTCAGCACTATTGGTCTTCAGTTAGTGGAAGCTGGTTATGTTCGCGGTAGTCCTGAATTTCAGGCTAAAATGAAAGAAATTTTAGAGGCTGAAAAAACAGGACGAGCAAAAGGAACAGGTAACGTCAATATCGGAACTATTGATGTTAGAACGGGCACACCCGGTGTTCAGGCGGATCCCAGAAAGGCGGCAGAAGCTGCCGGTAAGAAAGTGGGCGAAGATATTGCTTTAATTGAGGGTAAATACTCAGCATTAGACAATATTTCTGAAGCCTTGGATAAACTGGATAAAGGGATTTTCTCAGGCACTTATGGGCCTACGTTAATGGCTGCTGCAAAAGCAACGTCCAGTAACAATCCTAAAGTTGTCCGGACGGAAGAATTCTTGTCGTATATTGGCGAAGTTGTTATTCCTCGACTGCAGGAATTTGGCGGAAACGACTCGGTGGAGGAATTAAAATACCTTCAGAAAGTCATGGGCGGTGAACAACGATTGGAAAGCGAATCATTGCGTCGTATTCTTTTGAATGCGGAACGTAAAATTCGACGTGGCATTGAACGCACTCAACGTCAGTCTACCTCCGCTGCCACAGGAACTCCTGCACCTTTAGATCCGGGGCCTGCCCGTCAACGTGCTCCTGGGCCTGTTCGAAACTTCCGGTCTGTACAGGAAGCTGAAGCCGCTAACTTACCGAAAGGTACGGAAATCATTATTAATGGCCGTCGCGCTATTGTGGAGTAAATATGGCAATCCGCTTTCTTGATGAGCAACCGCAAGAACCGGCTTCTCCTAAAATTCGTTTTGTGGATGAGCCTACTACGACTGTAGCCTCCGCCGCAGCCCCGGAGCCTAGTTTCGCAGACCAATTAGCCCGCCAGGGCGGTCTGTTTCTTAGGTCAGGTGCTCAAGCCGTAACTGCTGTTCCTCGGGCTATGGCTGATTTTGCCACAGGTTTAGTTAACCTTGGCTCGATGGCTACAGGAGGTGGGCAGGTTATTCAACCCACTAGTCAAGCGTTTGACCAATTTTTGACACAGATTGGTCTTCCTCAGCCTGCCAATGCGTTAGAACGTGCCGTGGCTAGTGGAACAGAGGCTGTAGGATCTGTGGGTACGCAGGCTGCAATGGCCGCTAAGTCAGGAATCCAGGCGTTACAGCCATTAACTCAAAACATCCCTCAGCAAGCGGTAGCGGCTGCAACTGGCGGTGCAACAGGACAAGCAGTAGGGGAACTTGTAGGTGAGCAAACCGAAAGCCCCCTAGCTGCCACTATTGCCTCTATTGCGGCTGGTA